ATCTGCCATGATTTCTCCGTAAAATGAAATGGCTCGTCCAGCGAGCCACTTTAATTATCTGTTTCTTTTGGCTTTGGTAATCTTTGTCTTGATTACTTCAGTTACTGCCGGATCGGCAATCACTTCAGGGGAATCCAGAACTTCTTTCAGAATTCTTTCATCTTCTTCTTCAAGTATACTCTGAACGCTTGTTTCAGGTACTTCATCAGCTGGGACAATCACGTCGGCTGGAACGACTACAGGAACTTCCACTGGAATTTCAATAGGCACTTCGACCACTTCGGGTTCTTCAGTAATGACAACCCCAGTACCTGTTTCAGGAAGATCTTCTGTGAGCAACTTGCTCTGATCTTCATCTTTTACTTCTTCAAGGAACTCCGGGCAATATTTTGCAAACCTTGCTCCGGTTAAAACTCTATTCGGATCGGTTAGTGTTGAGCCATCAGGCAGATACACTATTCCAGCTAGATCTCTTCTTTTTCTATATTGATTGCTCATTATTCTTTTCCTTCAATTTATTATCACATTATTTTCGATAAAAAAAATGGACGGAGGTTTAGTTCCGCCCATCTGCACGAACGAAGTAACGATTAGAACGGCATATTCGTAACAGTTACTTTTCCGAAATAGTTGTTGCTAAGAATCTTAGCAGCATACCTTGTTCTTATACCCTTGCTCATTTGGAACGAAGAAGGATTGAAGAATGTCGGTGTCAACTGGATTGGAATGTATGGCGCATAGCAGATACCAGAATCAGCAAATCCAGGACCTTTGTAACCAACGAGGATTACGTTAGAGGTCAAGAACGGATCTGAGTACACTAACCATTTACCATTCAAAGTTCCAGCTTTCTGGATGCCTAACTGAAATTCAAGATTTCCAAGGGTGGAAACGAATTCAGGAAGCTGATCCAAGAATGCTATGATTTCAGGACTGGTGATTATCCAGTTCGCCTGCTGTTTCAGAGTAGCTTTGTAGACTTTCTGAGACATAGAGCTAATACGGGCAATCAGAGTTCTGATGTGATCTTGCAATGTGATCTGACTTGTGGTCGGATCGTAGACGTAATCCCAAGTGGTCGAATGAGCTGCTTTAACGTTGGCATAGATCATACCAACAAGTTCTCTATCGACTTCAAGAGCAACCTGTGAACCGGAAGCAGAAACTAAATCAGCTTCAGCATCAGTTCCCCAGAGAGCTTTCATGTCTTCAGCTGTCTCAACCGAGTATAAACTGACAAGTTTCCTTGAACCAGCTCTTACAGGTATGATGTCAAGATCGCCTTCAACAGAGGAAATACCTTGGTCGGTATTCTCAACTGGGTAGGAATAACTTGCGGTAACAGGAGTTCCAACTGAAGGACCAGTCACGAACACTACTGTCATAACGCCAGTTTCATAGTTCACAACACCGGCAACAACACCCTCTCCAACAAGTCCGCCATTTCCATCATCAATAGCAGTAACTGAGCCAGCTGTAACTGACAGGGTTCCTGGATTGATTTTACCACGGCTTAACTGTTTGAAGAATGTGGTGACTCTTGCACTGGTGTCTCCGGTTCCGAGTAATTCGTTTTCTACAAATGTTTCGGCTTTGGAGTAGGTCGGATCAAAATGATCGACTTTAGGGAACACGTCGCCTTTTGTGATGGTGCCTTTTGTGGTACCATAAATATTCTTATAAAAAGCGATTGCGCCGATTGGTCCGTCCATTGGTTGAACAGAGGCAACGTTATTTGCTATCAAATTCGGCCATACGTTGCGGATGAGAGGGAAAATGAACTTGGTATACTCAGCTACTGCTGTAGTAGACATTGCTTCGTTCATCATACCTTTCATGTGAACCATTTGGTTCTCAAGAATCATGGCAGTGTTCTCGGCATTTCTTTTACCGTTAACATCTTTTACCATACCTTTCCATTTGTCTAAAAGCTGTGCTCTTAAACCGGGTGCAAGGTTACCCTCAAGGAACATTTCGCGAGCTTCCATTTGGATGCATCTCCTTAACTTAGTGAATGAATTCTGTTATTTTTTTCGGCTTTCGTCGCTGATTCTAATCAGTTCTTCCATCGATACTCCGCACACATCTGTGCCTTTCTTGCTTGGAACTCTGTTATTCTCACCTACATTGCCGACGACTTCTTCTGTCAAAGACAAATTCTTATTCGCCTTCAACCTCCTCTGAACATCTTCAAACAGCCCATTCTTGTGGGATACATCCTTCTTAATTTGCGTTTTCCGCCCTCTATCCTTGAGGAAATTGTCTAACGTACCATAGACTTCCTCTTCGCTATCGACCAGCTCTTCAATCATGGCTACTTCGAGAAGCTCAAGCTCCCCAGCAGTTATGCCTGATTTCATCGCCAGACTACCAGCGTAGTTTTGTAAAGCACTGTTCTCCCCATAAGGTAGCGGATCTTCATTCTCTACCGTGAGGGCAGGTACTGGTGCTCTTTCAGTTCTGCCAGATTTCCTCTCAGCTATTTTGCTAGCCAGAAGATCTCTCTTAGTTGATACAATATTTTCAACGACCTTCGGTTTTACCGCAGGTGCAGGAGCCATTACTATTTTGGCTTTAATTTTTTCAATTACTTCTTTTAGTTTCGTGGATAACGATGCGAGATCCTCGAACAGAGATACGTCCCCAATGAGTCCGAGAACTTCTTCCCTTACTTCCGAAGTTACGCCCCTTAATGTTTTTTCAGTAAACAACTCGTAGCCAGCTCTTTTAGCTGCACCAGCGAAAGTCAACATCTTCAGCGTTAATGCTGTATCTTCCTCAACATGCTGTCCGATTTCTAAATTCAATCTTGTTATCTCGGACTCTAAGAACTCGTTTCTTGTAATGAGGACCTGCTGAGCTTCTTTCATACCGTTGAGTTCCAAATCAGGATCTTCAGCGGTCTCTACAACAGGCAATATGATCGGATTGCCCGTTTCGTCAACACCTTCCTTGGTGTATACTGGTTCTGCAAATTCTCCGGCAGCGCCTTCATCTACGCAGTCCCATGTTTTCAAACTGTAATCGCTCTGCACTATCTGGAGAGGACGACCATCAGGTAATTTCTCTTCCGATAACTTTACTGAGCCAAATCCTCGGCTTGAGACATCCACCGGTACTCTTGCGCCGATTAAAGCCGACAAATCCTGACCATTATGGGTAGGCAATACTTCCAGCCCGCCAGTGATTATGCCATCTTCCCCGATACTTAGCTCCGTGATGATATGCGATACTCTTGTCAATTTTGTTTTGCCGTCGCCAGGATGGTCTAATTCGCCCTTTAATTTTCTTGCTTTAATGGCGGGTTGAAGCTTGGCAACTTCCCTTTCCATTATCGGTCTGGGATAAACTCTGCCGTTCGCAGTAGGTCTATCGCATTTACCGAACGGACCTCTTCCCTTTATAACGCCAGGAAAATCTTTATCTTCATATAGTTCGAAAATAACAGTCTGGCTATCGGTCAATAATTCTCTTAAATAACTCATTTCAAATCCTTCTCATCGTTACTTATGCTCTGATACCCTTGTCCGTGAGCTTGAACGCTCTTTTCTGCTTGTGCTTTTTCTTCAACGGACTGTGCTTAGATCTCAGTGCCTTAACTTTGTTTCTTAAAATATCTTTGCCTGTTTTAATCCTTATAGAGAGCCCCTTCTTACCTCTTCGTGCAATTAGAACTTTGGATTTCCCCTTCAGAGTAAGAGTGTGCCGTACTTTTACAGCTCTCAAACTCTGAAGGGTTCTCCCTTCCAATATCAACCCCTTTAGTTCTCCTGACAGCATGGCGTATTAAACGACTGCTGCTGGTTCTACAGCGGGAACAACCGCGGGAACTACTGCAGGAACGACCGCAGGAACTACTGCTGGGACAACCGCAGGAACAACTTCAGGATCTGCATCCTCGTTGATTGCGATTAAGTCGGCATAGGTATCGAGCATTTCGTATACTTCCTCTGCGAGTTCGTATAATACTTCTTCAACTGCTTCTTCGTCGAGTTCCTCGGTAGCTTCCTCGATTTCAGTTTCGAGATCTTCGATGACTTCAGATATTTCTTCTGAGCCGTCAGCTATGAACTCAATGTATTCCTGAACCAATGCATCTTCACTTTCAAACAATGGTGTCACATTTTCCTCAACAAGAGCGAGTATCTGGGACATTTTTTGTAAAACTTCTAATGCTTCATCCTGGACGGAAGCTGCAAGAGAGATTCTTTTTCCGGATTTGTGAATTGCGGTGATTTTAGCAATGCCTAATCTTTTGATTGCTTTCGCTCTTTTGAATAGACTTTTTTTACCGGCAGAAGAGTGTCTGAATTTCTTTGCTTTAGATTTCAGTTTGCTTCTGTTCTGTTTGTAGTATCTCTTAGCTTTTTTCTTAGCTAAACGAGCTGCCGAGCCGGTCTTCAATTTGAGTATCTTGATTTCATCAAGATTTGAAGCTGGTTCAACTGTGGGAATAACTTTGGGGACTACTGCGGGAATAACTGCGGGAACAACTGCTTCCACGATTGGAGTAACCAGACCTAATGCTATTAAGTCTTCGTCCAATGAGGTTAGAACATGTGTTTTTTTCATTCTGATCTTCTCCTAACTTTTGATTTATAGTAATTTTCTTTCTCACTTAACACGAACCACTTACTTAAATCATCAGTTAGAGCACTTACAGAATTAAAGGCATAAGCCTTGCACAATCTTAAAACAAGTTTACGAACATCGAATCCCTATTGTCAATGGAACGGACGTCCTTATGGCATCTGTGTCCCTAAATGCAGGGGATTGCCGTAGCTTCAGTTAATCGCTTGTTAGCATATTCGACAAACGAACTTTCGCTTATCCGTGTATTACGGGGAGTCTTTCTTATAGCTTTCAGTTCTCCCGTTTCGATTAGACGGTACACAGTCCTTGTACTGCATCCGAGCTTGGATGCTACCGAGTGAACATGTAGTCTATAGTCTTGCAAATTAGTCATGATATCATTCATCTGGTTTATCAATTCTTTCATACGTTTCTTACAAATAGATTTATAATCGTTGCGAAATTGTGTGCACTTAGCTTAATCATCATCATTCGAAATACTTCGATGCATCTACTCTACCTTCTGAATCATCTTCCACGCCACCACCGAAACTTGACCTCTTTCCTGAAATCTTGATACCTTTCTGCATCTCAAGGATCTGAGACATGAGCTTTTTCATATCCTTAAATTTTTCACCATTGACATAGTTACTGTCCATGATTTCATTTAATCTCTTGTCGAGATTTTTCTCCCTTACCGCCCATTCGCGGGAATTACGTAATTTATCCTCTCTACCAACCAACATCGCTTCCCTTAACATGTTGCCACGAGTGTATGTGGATTCTTCTGCTGGTGGGCTTGCCTGTAATGCAGCGTTTTGAGCCTTCAGATCCGCACTTACCTCACTGGTCTTCTGTCTGAGCACTACCTTAGCATCTGCTTCCGCCATACCCAGTATCCTTGTTAAAATCCATTCCTTAGAGACGAACGGATCTAATTGAGCGGCAAGAGCCACCTTGGTATTTTCTACTTCCAGATTGGCTATCTCAAATGCCGTCGATGGGACAGCCATTTTAAGAGTATAGTCCAATTTTCTGTAGTCGACGCCCCTTATCGAGTAATCTACACCGATAATCTTATTATAACCGACCAGCAGCTCCCTCTGAAGCCTTAATACCGTTCTTGCGAAACGGATATCTTCGTTGGAACCAGCTGTTCTGGAATCTGCCGTTTCATCGTAGGTCAGGAATCTCTTGGGAATCTTTAATCCCGCGAATTCTTTATTCCTGTAATACGACAATTCATCAAGGCTCTGGTAATCCAGTGCTGGAAGATTCTCTATTCTGGTCGGATCTTTCGAGTCGCGTACACCAACCCAGATATCTTCCTGCTGAGCGAGCGGATTCGTTGAGAACTCCAACTTGCCCGTTCTTGGATTGATATAACTCTTCTTTCGATACTCTCTCTGAAGTTCTTTCATGAAGGCTTTGGATTCCTTCGGTGACTTGTTGCCAGTATTTACATAATAAACCAGTCTGTTGGGAGATCTCGTAATCTTATACAGTATCGTGGCGTCCTCTAACAACTGTAACCGTTTCCATGCCCATCTTGCGTTCTCGGCTAATCCGAATCCATATCTGCTTCCGCGATTCTTGGTCCTGAGTCTGAAATGAATCATCTCCCAGTTATCGAAGAAGGTCGAGGACTCCTGATGTCTGACATTCCCGGCTACCGCATCAATAACTTCCTGATCTTTGTAATTGAACTTGCCCTGGTAATCGACACCAAATGCTGTCTTCCCACCGACTTCATATCTCCTGGCAATAGCTGGACTAATAAAGTCAAGACCATTAACGCCCTTATCATCATACAGGATGGCTTCAAAATCATTACCGTATTTTGCAATCGTTCTGGCTTGTTCCCAAATATTCTCTTCTACCTTCAGGGTATTATCAAGGAAATTATTCAGGTACGTCCTCGTAGTATCATCAAGCGAGTCCACCCACATGGTTTTCTTCAGCTTATAATCCATCTGGGTTGCATCATCAGCGTAAATATCGTATGCGCTTCCTATGATGGGATCGCTATCATCCATATTTTCGTAATCGATATATCGGGTGATCAGATCCTGACTTACCTTCAAATGTTCATACAAGTCTTCATAGCCGTGTCTGACATACAACGATGACGCTGCTCCGCCTGCTGCTACTCTTACTGGGGCTTGACCTGTTCTTGGATCTATTGCCGGCGCGTCAGTCTGATCGCTGAACAGTAACTTTATAAAGCCTAAATTCTTAATTCCTGCCATATTAGCTTAACCTCTTTTTCAGGTCTTCGAAGACCGCTATCAAATGTTTACAAACTTTCTTTTTCATTCCTGGGTTGGTCTTTAACGGTGGCTCCATGATCGAATTTACTATATGGCTTGCGTTGGTCTTCCATAAACTGTATTCATTTTCAAATGTGAAATTTTCGCAGTTGCAATGCAGTATTACATTCTGGCTGATCGTAGTTAATCCCTTAACATTCGGCAGAGGCTTTATATACTGTCTGTGAACGTGATGGTTACTTTCTGTAACCGTCTTATAAATTAACTTGCCAGCTTGGGTGATGTTCAGAAGTGTCGGTTTAATATCTTCCGCCCGCAGCTTAAAACGCCTGGGCGTTGTTTTCATTAACTGAGCTATACTTCTTTCTTCCATCATAGCTTGAATCAAGGACTCTACCAGTCCCCATTTACCGTCAGCATATTTCTGAAGATTCTTGAGCTTAATATCTTTCTGTTTCTTCAGACGTTCGCTCTGAATGGTCGTGATAAGCCCAGCAATCTTATATTTCAGATTCTTGACAGCTTCCTTATCGGAAGATGCTGTAGTCTCGATATAACCGTCTTTGTTGGGAGTCTCATCAGTGCGGACTGCATTAGTGAACGCTTTATACATGACTACTTCCTCCTCCACGGCATTCTTCTTCAGAATGTAAGTCATATACTCTATCCCCTTACTGGTATGCATTTCAGTTTTGTCCAGCTTGAAGCCTTCGTTCTCTGCGAACTTATCGATTAACGCTTTATAAAGCTTGGCTCTGGAGTTCTTGCCGCCCTCTTCATACTTCGCGATAATCCAGATCTCCTCAATGGTCTTCACCTTCTTCACATAATCTTTTGCGATCTGGATTACCGTGGATAGTATTCGGAATGCATCACCCTTTCCTGTAACTTCAGCCGAGCCCGCATCATCATCAAAATGAATTGCGAACGACTTACCGTTATCCCTGATTTTCGTTAAGACTTTGAATGGCTCTCTACCGTCCGGCTGGAAGGCGAGAGTACGAGTACCGTCTCCGGGCAGTAAATTCCCCAGATACTTGTAGGGCTTCGCAAGAACCTCTATCAACAGATCTAATTCTGAACTCATCGTTAACATATTTTATTTCACATAAAGTCATATCGTTGACATCCGTTCTTGCTTGCCTTATCCCATTCAAATCTTTACTTATAATCACTGCATAATACGTGTCGTGTTATATAACACCAATAACCGTTCCAAGATTTACTTCGCTGGTACCGGCTCTGGTTTCTTTTCTAACTGCTGGATGATTTCGTCCAGCTCTACAGTTAGGTCTTTCAGTTCAGTTGCCATAACATTTCTCCTTATTTTAATCTACTTGAACAAACCCATCAAAACCTGAATCGCCCGCATCGTCAGCCTCCGCCGAAGCACTTATTCTTTCGCCCGGCTTACTTCTCGATGACTCCGAATAAAATGAAGTCCCTTCACCTGGGTATTTCGTCGCCAGCGTGAATACTACCGCAGCGATTGCGTCGCTTACATCCTTTGAATAATCATCGGGATGGTCGACTTTTCCCTTATATGCATTAAATTCTAATCTTCTTAATTCTTCCTGAGCCGGCTGATACGGGTACATTTTCAAACGGTCTTCATATAAAGTCTGCTTCAATGTATCATAAGCCTTCATCGGTCTATCTACCGACACTACTTCCGACTCGTATCCGCGGGCTTTGAACGCCTGGATGCTGTCCGCAGACTGGTACGAATCCATCGATATGTATCTTATGGGCATTCCCATTTCATGCAAAGCGTATATCAACTTCCTGATATCCTGGAAAATTATATCTTCTCCCATCCTTGGATGAATCCTTAACATCAGGTCGATTTGAATCAGCGGGCGTGTTTCCACCGTTACTATCGGACCGACCTTTTTCCGGATCTCTTTGTATCCGTAAATGTGCCCTATTGCTAAACCCGTGGCATCTCCCCTCAATGAAGCGTCAATATGGACATGACGGGATGCCTCCGGGTGAAATCTTGGTACTCTTTCACCAAACTCGTTAATCTTAAATAATGCTTCTGTCAGGAACTTACCTCTGTCAGTCATATCCCAGACTTCCTGAGTAAACGGATGCTGATAAGTATTATCTACTGCATCCATGATCTTCTTACGGTTCCTTATAAACGGCGTAATAGCCACCGTACTTACTCCGGCAAGATCTCTCAATGCTGTATCGGTATCTCTCATAAAATCGTCATAGAAGTCCATGGGCACATCGATAATCTGAACTTCTTCCATGCCTTCATATTCAGTTACATCCTCATCCTTTTCGAGTACTTTCGATGACAACACTGAGTTACCAACCAGTACCTTGAAACGTTCTGGCATGAATATCTTAGCATCCTTAGCTCCCCACTGACTGTTATGAA